TAGGAATATTTAAACGCTCAAATTCGTCTGATAAACTTCCTTTAATATCATTTAAAGGTTTATATAAAATTTCTCTAAAGAAATAATTTTCATCACCGTCAAACTTCATTTCAACTAATGCACTTGGCGCACTTAAACCATAATCTAATCCATAATAACTTTGATACGGTAATTTTTCAAAATCTGCATTACTTAATATTTCCCAACCTTTAAAAATTCGATTTGGTTTTTCTGATTTTTGACCTAATCCAAAAACTAACCAATGATACAAAGAAGCACTCCCGACACTTTCGTTGTAAATGCAACGTTTTAACTCGTTTAATTGCTTTTTAGTATAATTATTTTCGTTAAGTTCTATATTATAATCTTTATCTTTTATAAAAGAATGGCTAATTGGTTGATATGATTGTATGTGTATCCTTGATTCTTCGGGACAAAATGGATTGTCCTCAAATGTAGAAAATAAAGTAATTGTATTTTCTTTACGTTTTTCCTCATTTACCCAGTGTGTTTGTTTTGGATTCCAATCGAATAAAATATACTTTGATGTTCTTTGCGAAAGTTGTTTGTAAACCTCATGCGAAAATTTATATGGTTCATTTATCCAACAGATATCTTGAGTCATACCCATTGCATCATCTTCATCATCTAATCCAGTAAACCTAATAAAAGAATTATTATGTAAAAAAGTCCAAGTATGATTCGTTTTATTACGTAAAAAATACTTAGTTAGATTTTCTTTTTTAATTAAAGCGTCAAATTCAAAAACAGATATTTCTTTTTTTTCTAATTGTTTTTTTCTACCCATTGGGTCGGACAACCATTTAACCCAGTCAATCTCTACAATTTCCCTGCATGATTTTTGAGTATCTCGAAGTATAGTGCAAGTTGTTAATGGATTTTCAAATAAATCTAAGAATAAGTTTTGAAAGTTACTCCAAGTCTTAGAACTTCTGGAACTACCTTCCTCTACTATAAGTTTATAGTTTTTAGATTGAGAAGCGTTCCAAATGTCCTCAAAAACTTTTGTTGCTAAAAATTCTATCTCATTACTCTTCGTCATTGTTTCTAATTATACGCACACTTATTGAAGATGGGTTTTGTACTGAAATATCGCCTGTAAGCTCCGTTTTTGTAGTGTCTTGTAAACTATTAAGCCTTTGCGTAATTGATGGGTTATATACGCCTAAAAGCCCCCCTGTAATTTGATTTGAGCGAATTTCTTTTTTGATATGCGAACAGATAGGAATGAACTCAGAATAATAATTGTCTTGATTTTTAAAATATTGTTCAACACATCCATAATTATTATAACAAAACACTTCGAATCCATCCATAGTATATGGTAGTTTCATTGCATCTGTCATTCTTTGCCCCTCTTTACCAACATACTGAATTTTTAACCAATCAGCAGCTTGAATTAATAAATCTTCTTTATATAGTTTCCAAGCGTGTTCTAACTCGTCAGGTGTTTTAAATATTCGTGTAGGGTGCATAACATTATATTTTAAAAAACCCCGCAAAAATATAAATACTCCAACGGGGCAAAATTATGAATTACAAATATACAAAAAATTACAATCCGATTAGTTTTTCTGCTGTTTTTGTTAGTTCAATGTCATATTTTACTAAATCTTCTATTGTTTTAAATATTCCATTTTTATAACCAACTCCAAATACTTCTTTTTTATTCTCTACATGAAATAATTTTTCGTTTTTTTCTAAAAAATTAAACCCCTCAAACAAACATCTTTCTTTTGCTTGTTGGTAATTTATACTTTCAATACCTGCAAATAAATGTTTTGATAATTCCAGTACATTACCATCTTCATCACAAGGAACAAACATCCATAATTCTAAAGGTTGTTTTAGGAAGTTGGCGTAATATATAATTATTTCAAATAAACACCCTTTATCATAGTTTATATATTTATTTAAAATTTTGTTTTGCTTTAACACAAAATCTGTCATTGATATTAGTTTCATATCTTCTCAAAATTAATTACACATTTCATCCCGTTCTCTTTTGCTTTCAATTGCAAGGATTCTATTTCTTTCGAGTAGTTTGGTTGTGGTTTAAATCGATAAATACTATTTCCATCACAATCTATCCATTTACCAGCAATATCTCCCCAATACTGCAATTCATTTGACATAAAAGTTTTTTCATCATCCCAGCTATCACAAGCCTTTAAAAATATTTCGGCATCGAATGTTTCGTAAACTTCTGAAAGAAATAAAACATTTGTATTCGTTATCGTTCCTGTTTTATAAGAAGAATTATGATTGGTTAAATAAGGATATTCGCCAAAACTTGCTATATCTTTATATTTAATCCTATCCTTAATACTTTCAAACTGTTCCTGCGTGCATCTCATTGCTATTTTTCTCATAATATTGTGTTTTTATCGATTGCTAAATTATTTTCAATTAATCCGTAAATATCAAAATGCCATTCTAAAAGTTTTTCAATTACATGATATTTGCATTCATAAATATCATTGCATAAAATCCATCTTATACATTCGCTTGAATGTAATTCCTCTATAATATCCTTAGGCACAAACTTTTCACCATTTACTTCAATCTCTTTTGTAAGGTCTGAAAGTGGACGTAGGATTGGTTTAGAATATTCTGCTACATCTAAAATTGATATACTATCAATAGTAGCGCCAGAACAATCCATTATTAGTGCTTGTATCCAAGTTTTGTGATATACTTCCAACCCATAAGGCAAATAACCTGCTAAATGTTTTAATTCTAATTTCATAATTTATTCATTTTAGATTCGTAAATATAATATATTACTGTTGTTTTTAAAGGATAATATTTGCAATTATCCATACTCAAAGATTCAATCTGATTTTCATTATATAAGGCTCTTTTGTCTTTAGTCTTAACTTTTTTTAAGCCTATTTTATAAATCTTATTTCTGACTGCTTTTACACTAATGTTTAATTGTGTAGCTATCTGGTCGACGTTATAAAGTTTATTCATCTTTCCAATCTCTTAAACTTTTTTCAAAATCTAATTCCTCACTAAGTTCCATACCTACCGAGATAGCTATATACAATGCTATACAAAGTACAAATACAATAAGTGATAACAATAACACTCCGATTAATAAAAATTCGTTATTCATGATGTTGCTTTTTTAATTAGTTCATAAAGTTCTGAAACTATTTCATGTTTATCATTAGCCTCACCATTTGAAATTACATTTCTAACGGTTAACAACATTTCCAACATTTCAGGCGCACAAGCTATTAATTTTGCGTTGGCTTCGTCTTGCCCTGCATTTGTTATTGTTTTAGCTATAATCCAATTACTAATTCCAAATGTTTCAATCTCAAAATTATTTTTATTTCTAATAAATTTCCACTCCCCTTTTGTTCCTTTAAATTTGCTCATAACTTTAATATTTAAATAAGTTTTTTTTATTCCCACATAATACAAAGGATATAAAATCCCAAAGTTTTTCTAATTTTTTCATAATTTCTATATAATTTTATTTTATCTGTATTTTTTAATGTTTATTAAATTAAACAAACCCTAATTAAATGGATTGTATTCTATATCTATTTCCTAATTTTTCTTTTGTTCTTTTTAAACTTTCCAGGTTTGATTTTTCACAACGTATTAATGTTTTTTCAGCTTCTTTCAATGTTTTGTGAAAAGAATTATGAGATTCTTTGTTATTATTCCATTCTTGAATGTCGATTATTTCGTACTTAAATATTGTCATAATTTCTATTTTTTTATTGTTGTTATCTGAGTACAAATCTACAACTTAATTTTAGATATACAACAAAATGATATAAAATAAATGTTATTTATAATTATTCTAAATAGTTAACTTTTAAATTCTGTTTCAAAATCAGTCCAAACTAATACTTCAAACCCTCTGCTTTTTAGTTGTTTAATCCTTAGTTTTTGAATTTCTGATAATATGCCAATAGTTTGTTTTACTTCTATAAACTTACATTTACCATCCTTTAAAGCCATTAAATCTGGAATACCTATCATAGAAGTACGTATTAATTTAATTACTTCCCAGCCCTCTTTTTCTAATCTTTTAATTATTTTTGATTGTATTTGTGATTCTTTCATTTTATATCTTTTTTAAATTGTGATAGTGTATAATTTTTCTTTGCCATTATTGATTTATAAATATAGGATTCAATACCTCCTTTTGCAAAAATCCAAAATATATTGTTTTCTTTTCTGTCCATTGTAGTTAATCTGTCACGTGACTGCCAGTAAGAAGTGGCAGAAAAATCAGGGGTTAAATAAATTAAATAGTCTGCATTTTTTAAACTAATTCCCTCACGTCCTGACACTATTTGTAATGCTATATTTTTATTTGTACTATCAAATGTTTCTAAATCAAAACAAATATTATCCTGATAAAATAATTTAATCATTTCAAGTTCCTGTTGAAACTTATAAAATATAGCTATCTTATTATCTTTAAAATTTTCATTTATAAATACTAACTTAGAATCATCTAAAATAATACCGTTACCACTTTCTAAAATAATAGTTCCTGAGTATAATTGATGTAATTTACTCATTAACTTAACTGCAGTATCTGCTAAAATTAAATCATTTTTACCTTGATAAAGATTATTTTTTTTTAACTCTTTAGCTATTTTATAAATTATAGGGTGCATTTCAACCTCTAATATAATTTCTTTTACATTAGTTTTAAATCCCGCATCTTCCTGAGTAAATGTAATCATATACTTATCTGTAATTGATTTTATTTTTTCCTGATTAGCATCTGTATAATCATTTATTATACCATAACCTAAATGCTTTTGCTTAACATTTACAAAATCTTTTGCCCATTTATAAAAATTAATATAATTCTTAAAAGGTGTGTGTTTAGATAACCAGAACTGATGATATATTTGCGAATAACTTTCAGGTGTTGGCGTACCACTTAAAAAGATAAAAGGTAAATTACTAAACTTTTCCTTAATTATCTTAGTTGTTTTGTTTGGTTTTGGGAACGCTCCGTTTCTGTGATGTTCGTCACTTATGATTAAATCATATTTATCTTTGATTAAATGAACACTTTCATTATTTGCAACAGTTAGTTCATAATTATAATTTAAAGCCTTAAAATCGCTTAAAATAGAGTTAATCGCTTTTTTCTTAGTTAAAAATAAAACTTTGTTAGCTCCGAATAATTTTGCAGTTTCTAAAGCCATTAAAGTTTTTCCAGTTCTAACCTCACAACATAGATAAACTATATTTAATTCTTTTAATATTTCATTTGCTTTATTAGCTATTTCTATTTGGTACTGTCTTAATTCCATAATTTTTATATTTTTTAAAGCGTAAACTAAGTGTAAACCTACTTTACAGTGTTTTTTCAATGGTGGTAAGGCTTAACAAGGAAAGTGTAAACCGTAAACCACTTTTTTTATACACTGATATTTTTTTTATATTTTTTTTTCTTGTTCTACTAAGTGTAAACTGTAAAGTGTTTACACTTTCTTTGGTAAGCCTTATAAACATTGACTTTTTACTGTAAACTAAGCCACTGTAAACTTTACACTTTTTCAAACTCTTTTACCCATTTACCAATTGTTACTCTGGAAACCCCTAAAAGTTCTGCCGTTTCTGTTTTATTAAAATTTTTAGTTAATTTCCATATTTCAAATAGCTTTTCTTTTTCGTTTTTACCTTTATTGGCTGTGATTGTAGTTTTTAATTTCGAAACCTCAAGGGAATTAACCTTAATTTTCTTTGCAGTTGCTATAAAATACTTACTTAGTTTTTCCGCTTTTAAAATACTTTCTTTTGAAATTAATAATGTATTACCACCATCACCAAAGAACTCATCAAACGTATGAATTAAGCACGCAAATCGTGGGATATAACTCTTTTGTTTAGGGAACATTGACTTTAGGTATTCATTTTCTTCTTCATTATTTTGTATATCGGTCATTTCGTTGAACATTCGTTTCCATTCAATTTTAGCTTCATCCGAAAATTTAGCAGTTAAGGCTATTATTTCTCCCTCCTCATCTCTTTTAATAACGCCTTTAATTGTATCGTAAAATGAAATAACTATCTCTTTATACCAATTTAAAATACTATCGCTAATTTCATTGTCGTTGTATTTATCAATTTTTAAATCAGGATAACATAAAAGCATCCTATCCATAAATCCGTTGTCTTTGTTTTCGTCTGTATAAAATGTGTTAAAAATACTTGGTTGGATACCTCCAAGAACTGGAATAAATGGTTTTTCAACAAATGAACCTTTACGAGTCAAACGGTTAAGATTTACAGATTTACCACTCCAAGTACTTAACCAAAATTCAAGGTCGGAACCTTCCCTATATTTATTCATGTCCTTAAGCCATCCTGCTAATTCGTCCTTAAAAACTCCAACTGAATTATCACTTTCCTGATGTAAATCAACTAAGGCTTCAAGCGTAATATCATTAGCTATGAATTGCGTTTTAATTGGTTTAAATACTTCGCTATGTTCGTCTTTTTCTTTTTTAGGTAAGTTTATATAGTATTCATATTTTTCACTCTCTTTAATGTATTTTTTAATTTCCTTAGCATTAATTTTTGTTAATGGAAAAACTACATTTGAAATACTCGGAGTTTTACCTAAACCAGCTTTTCCGACTATTGATATCCAAACGGTAAGGTTTTCAATCCATCCTTTTTTAACCTCAACATTTATTGAATTTCCGATACATACAGAAATTAACCATAGCAAAGAACACCCCATATACTCAACACTACTATCTAATTTCGTATTACATTCGATTAAATAATTTTGAATGTCTTTTGGGAATATATCAATTGGAAAAACTAAATCTTTAATATCAATTTTAGTTTCTTCTTGTGTAGAAATAGACTGTTTTAATTCTTGTATTTTTGATTTCAAACGTGAACCAAAGCCTTTTTGATATAAGTCTTTTGCAGTATCTGAAAAATTACCATTATGATTTTTCCAAGCATAAGCAATAAAAGGAGTAATTTGTTTTTCATGCGGATAAATAGTCCCAGTAGAAAAAAGAAACATTTTATTTTCTTCTTTATAAACATATCCTGAATGAGGACTTGCTGAACCATGTCTTTTAATTACATATTTTTTTGTATGATTAGCAACTATTTGAAAATCATTTCCTATCACATCAAAAATATCTGTTTTGTTATTAAAATCCTCCCAACAGGCTATTTCATTTTCCTGATATTCTGTTTTTTTCTTTATAGGCTCAATTGCAATTTCATCTACATAGTTGTAAGTTCTCGAGCAACTCCATAAAATTTCCCTATCTTCCTCGCTTATTTCTTTAATTTCGTGATAGTTAATTTTACTTAATGTATCATCGTAAGCTATAACCATACCACCAATACCACGACTTTCAATAAGTGCTTCTTGACTTCCTTTTAATTTGGCTATCTTAGTATTTCCTTTTAAAGTTTTGCATCGGTAAAGAATATGATATCCTTTATTTAAAGTTTTTTTAATAACAAATTTCTTTTCGAAATCATCAATATTATCCGTTAAAAAACCTAAATACTCATCCCAAAAATCTTTTTGCTCTTTAAGAGTTGATAAAGTTTTGCAGTCAATATCTATAACCTCAAGGTTATTATATCCAGTAACTAAACCAAACTTAGGACTATTTAATAATTCTATTTCGTCCGTTGTTCTTGCTATTTCTTGATGTTTTTTCCACGCTCCTAATGGCGCTTTATTTTCGCCACATGGAATAACTGAATAACCAGTTTCTGATAATTTTTTTAAATAATGCTTTTCCATAATTTTTTATAAATAAGAAACCCCTCAAACTTCCATCACAAAGTTTAAGGGGTTCTTGATTAGACTATTTGTCTAAAATGTCTTAATGTAAGTGATGGTTTACAGTCACAAATATAACATTTTATTTAATACCCCAATTAAAATAATCGATTTTTTTTTGTAATTCTTTTAGTCTTACATTATCAGTTTTAGAAACTAATAAAAATTTAATTTCTTTTTCGATTTCGTCAATTGTTGGCGGTTTCGGTTTTTGTTGTTTTGCCATTAAAATAATTTTTGTTGAGCAACATGATTATTAATACGCTCCATTGTTTTATCGAAGTACTCTTTATCGAGTTCACACGCTGTTAAATCAAATCCGTAATCGTGACAAGCTATTGCTATTGAACCTGAGCCTAAATGTGTATCGAGTATTTTATCGCCTTGTTTGGCGTATAAATCTAATAGTTTATGATATAATTTTATTGGCTTTTGTGTTGGGTGTATTCTTTCACTATCAGCGCCTATAAAACCACTATATTGATGCTTTATTATTTTTAAAACTTTATCAAAACTATTCCAAGCCATTTCCCCATCAGCAAAACTAACTTCTTTATTTAAAAGTTTATCCCAAATAATCCATCCTTTTATTAATGGTAGATTAAAATAATTCCCACCCCAAATAATTTGATTTTTTGAAACTCGAAATAGTTCATTAAAATATTCATTAGATGGCGTTTCAGAATCCCATTTTTTACCTTTTGAATATTTTTTATTTTTACCTGTACCCATTGTCATTTCAGAAGCATTAATCCCATAAGGTGGGTCAACTATTGCTAAATCAAAATAATTATCAGGATAACGTGCCATTAATAGCATATTATCTTCATTTGTAATATTTAACATAATCTTTCTTTTATAATTTTTCGATAAACTTCATTTGCTCGTTCAGAATTACAACCACGTTTTCGGTAAAATTCTAAAATACGTTTTATTCTGGTTAGATTACTTTGTTTTTTCATTTACTATGTTTTTTAATTGATTTAAAATATTTTCTTGATTTTCGCCATAATACATATCGCATGAACCATCTTTATTAATAGGTAATTCGGAAAAATACGATTGTCTATATTTGCTATCTTTTGCAGTAAATCTGTAACATGATTCTTTCATATTACAGTTACCACCTTTGCATTTTGTTATGTCCGACATAATTATTATTTTATGCGTTCACGTTTTCGTGAACATTGACTTTTTGTGAACATTATTTTTAAATGTCAAGTTTATATTGCTAAAAACTTGACATTTTGTAACGTTTTTGTTTATTGTTTGTTACGGTTATTATTTCTTTCTTTTGAAAAATTCATAAATAGTAAAAAAAACAAAACGATAAAATAAGCGCAATAAAACCTAATCCAAATGCATAAATTGTGTTTTCCATGATTTAAAATATATAGTTATTAATAGTTTTTTGTTTATCAAAATAATTCATTATAGTAAACGAACTCTTTGTATTTTTAAAATTAGTCTTTACCCAATCGCTCGGAGGACTTAAAGCTCCGAAGTTTTGATATTCAAAAGCGGTTGACGAAGTTGAGTCAAAAAGCAATTGGTGACTATCGCCTTTCCCAAATTCAATATCGTAATTATGCAGTTTGTATTCGTCGATATAATTCTTAATTTTTTCTATTTGAATAGGGTCTAATTTAGGCTTAAATCCGAACTTTAAACTCTTGTCGTCTTTTCCATGAGTAAGAATAAAGCATCTATTTTCAATAATATAATGGTCAATAAATTTCCTTTGATTTATCACTTCAATATTATCAGGATACTTTAATTCTATGTAAGTTTTAAATGCGCTGTTTACAATATATCCGAAACTTCCAGCGTGATTATCGTTACAAATATTTACTATTTTTATTTTAGAATAACTCTTAAATAAAGCGTCAATCATTTGAATTTTAAAACGTAACCCAACATCAAATGCTTTTTGATTGTCCATGTTTTGAGGCAAAGCATGACCTCCACGAGTTGTAAAACCATCCCATCCATCCATAAAATCACCCAAGTCATTTAAAAATAAAGTATCTGATTTTTGGTTTTTAACAATATAATTTACAAATATTTCTAATCTTTTAAATAATTCTATTTCGTTCCATAATCCATCATATAAAGAAAATCCATCTTTATTTACATTCATTCCTACATGAACATCTGTGTAAATTGCACGGTCAAATAAACAACCTAAACAGGCACCAGGTAATAAATCATTGGAAAAATAAATTTTTACTGGTTCAATCTTATCCTTAAAAATACTTAAGAAATCAATTTCTTTTTCAATTTCTAAAACTTTTTTAATAGGCTCTGTAATTACCCATTGCTGTTTTGTAGAAACGTTAGTACTTACCCGTTTTATTTCGTGATTTTCAGGAATTGAAATTAAGTTATCAGGTACAAGTTTTTCAATTTTTGATATGACTTCTCCATCTTTATTTAAAGTTCTTTTCACTTCTGTAAAACCAGAATTATGAAAATTCCTTATTTCATCTAATCGATATGCTTGCTCTACATTTAAATAATATTTTTGATTACCGTAAATGTCACCGTTAGAAACTTCTAAACCTAATGCTAATGCTTCATATTGTTTTAGTCTTATCCTTATTTTTTTCATAATTTATTTAGTTTCATAGTGAGTTCCATCGTTTCCGTTTTGTCCGATAACATTCATTCTTTTGTTAGTTTGTTCCTCGTTGTACCAAGTGTTTTGTTCAGATTGCCATTTAGCACCTGCTTTAAAACCTAATTTCAACGCTTGATAATTATTACTTTCATGCATTTCAAAATAATTGTGTGCAAAATTTACAGATGCTTCTTCTAATGTTTCTTTATTTTTCATAATTTATTTTTTTCTAAGTTCTTGTATAATCTTTTCTAAGTACAAAACGCTGTCCATTTGTTCTTGTTTAGTGTGTTCTAACCAATCTAATAGACTTAAATCATCTCTATCTAATGTAACACCGTATTTTTCTAATCCTATGTTAGAACGGTCTAATAACTGCTTTCTTACGGATTCAACTATTGAGCATTGTTTCATAATCCTTTTTCTTGTTTGTAGATTTCTAAAAGTTCTTTTACTGTATAGTCTTTACAATAATCTTCGCTTAAATCATCAAACCACTCCGCAAACCCAATAGCAAAATCATCGGCTATTTTTTCGCATAATATAGCCTCGTCAACATCCAAATAATTTTCAGTTTGATGTGGGTATAATTTTAAAAATCTTTCTCTTAATTTCATAATTTCTCTATTTTATAATTAACTTTAATATTGTATCCATCTTCAAAGGCTAATAATTCTAATGTGCAGAACTGTATATTTCGATAGCCTGTAACCCAATTAGATAATTTCTGAGCTGATATATTATGAAATTCGGCATATTTTTTTTGTGTAAGTCCTGATATTTTAATCAGTTCTTTAAGTATTTTTTGATTTTGATTCATTTTTTATAATTTTTCTATTTCTTTTTTAACTTCATTTTCTTTATTTATTAGTTCCTGTAATCTAAATAAATAAACGTTTTCACTTTCAATTATTCCGCATGAACGTAAATTAAATAACTGTTCTTTTAGTGAATAATATTCATTTTCAATAGCTATTAAGGCGCATTGTTTAGAAAATCTATAATCACATTCTTTTAAATTTTCATCTTGTAAGTCTATGTACTTTTCTACTAATTGCTTTGCTTTTTCTTTTGGTGTCATAATTTCTATTTATTTTATCGTGTCATTAAATACATTATCTTTATCTCGTAATTTTCAAACCCCATTTTCTTAGCGTATTTATCAGCTAAATCATGAGTTTTAAAATGTTTAAATGTTAAATCTTCGTTTCCTTTACGAATGAAATAAACCTCTGGGTAATGTTTAATTTTTGCCATATTCTTAGTAATAAAATTCATCAATTAAATAATCTATATTCATTTTTGCATCATCGATTGAAATATCGTGTCGTATAGGACAATCACAATCATTTTCGTTGTAGTACTCGTAATTTAAATAACAATTATTTTCATAATTGTATTCATTTTTTTGGATTATCCATCCTTTGTAAAATGTTGTCATAATTTCTATTTATTTAAAAGTTCTTTTGTCCATTGTGTAGCCATAGCGATAGCAATCCCTTGAAAAGTTTTACTTCTTAATGTTCTTCTTTGTTCAGGTGTTTTTGCATCTTTCAAAGCCTGGTAATACCACATTGGCATTCTTTTATTTTCGCCTTTTTTACTTGTAAATTCAAAAAACTCTCCTTTTTCTACAATATCAGTAGGTTCTAATTTTGGCAAGTTTTTCAACCATAAACAAGTACTTTTTTGTGCTTTATCTCCAAACTGCCAAGGCTGTATAATTTGGTCAGGTTTTCTATATTTACCACTCATAATTCCGATAGGGTTTTCAACTGCTATTTTTGGTATTGGTGCATTAATCAAATCCATAAAAAACTGAATACTTTTTTGTTGGCTACCATCAGCAATTTTTCTTTCAAAATGCCTTGCACCACTTACGGCTAAATCTGTACAAGGCGGGAATGCTATCATCATATCCCATCCATCGTGCATAACATCAAAAACGCTTTTATGTAAATGCCATTCGGGATGACCGCCTGAACACTGTAATAAATCACAAGAAAACGCTTCGTGTCCTAATAATCTTAATTCTTTGGTTACTGCCTGGCTTTCTTCACAAGCTACTAATATTTTCATAATTTCTATTTATTTAATTTTATCAAAGATAGTCTTTATATCAATCGCTATAACATAATGATATAATTTATATTAATTCTAAATAAAAACCCACCGTTTAAAGTGGGTTAATAAGTGGGTGAATAAATTAGAATGGTAAGTTATCGTCAACTTCTTGCGTAGCTCTTAAATCAGGCTCTTGAATATATTTTTTAACTGGAGTTGTTCCGTCTGTCTTAAACACTTTCCACGCTTGTAATGATGTAAAGTATTTATCTTTCCATTCGTTTGTTGATATATTAAAATCAACTTTTACGATATCTCCAACTTTATTAAACTTATTAAAGTTTTGCACTTTTTCCTCTCCAAATATCTCAAAGCAAAATATTTGTTTTTTACCGTCGTAACCATCGTTATTAGTAACGATAAAGTTTTGCTTTTGCCAATCAGTTCCTGCTTTTGTAACTCCTGACTCTAACGGTAATACCTTTTCAATAATCCCTGTAATTTCTAATGACATAATTTCTGTTTTTAATTGTTATTTATTATTTCTTCTTTCTTCTCTTAATTGATATTCTCTTTCTGCTATAAACTTTTTTGATTTTTTATAATCATCGTAATAAATTGCATAAATTGGGTCTTTCATATTTTCTGCCCAATCACTTTTTTCTTCATCTACTCTTTTAGATGATAAATAAGAACTTCTTATATCTTCTGGAATTGACATATAATGTTCTTCGCTCATTCTTAAAAATACTTCTCTGTTACTTTGCATAATTATTTACTTTTTAAGTTCACTATTAAATTTTCCAAACTGAAAACGGACTTTACCGTTATTATCTTTACAACCTAAATAGGTTAATTTTCCATCTGTGAATTGCGAAAACCATATCCACTCTTTTAGCTTAAAATTCCAAGTCGGTTTATTTGTAGTTTTATCAAATTCGTCCGATGTCAATTGAACTTGAATAAGTGGATAATCGTACAATTCTCTGCCTATACCAAGATTAAAACAAGCTCTTTTAAACGCGTCTGATGCTTCGCCTTTTTCCTTTTCAGTATTGCTTTCAGTTCCTACATCTTGCTTCCAAATCCATTGACTAAGTTTATCGCTCCAAATGCCTACCGAACAAAACAAATGATTATCTATTAGTTCGTATTTCTTTTGCCAACCATCAACGCTATAAATATCGTCAAGGCGTTTCATATCGACTCTTGCGTCTTTATACGCTAATATTGTAGCGTAACCTCCTTTATTGACCGATTGTACTCTAAAGTCTATTTCGTTAATTTCTAAAGGCGTATTTATTTTTAACTGATTCATAATTCTATTTCTTTTAATTTCTTTAATAATAATGTGTTTTCGCCTTGCTCAGCTAATAAAATACAATAAGCTAATAATTCCTTGTTTTTATCCTCTTTGCTCATAATTTAATATTTTATAGATTTCTTCTTCGTAAATGTGTAATAATTCTTGAATGTCAACTGGATTATCTTCTAATGTTATTTTATGTACTTCAACATCAGGGAACTCCTCTGGGTCGTATTGTGTCGCTGGGTAGTATTTACCACTTACCGTATAATAAGCGGTTAAACTTATACCGTTTAAATCAAATGTGTGATTGTTTAGTTTCATATTATTAATTATTAGCTACTTTATGAAATGCCCGTGTCATGCGGTCATTATCATTTAAGTAAATGTTATTTATTTTTTTCATCAATTGGTAAAATTTTTCTGTGTTGCTCATGGTTTTGGTTTTTTACGATTATATTTGATTTTCCATCCAAGTTAAAATAACATCAGCGTCTTCTTCTTTAAAGTCGTAATTTTCACCAAATAAAGAAATTAAAGTATCCTGAGATACAGCTTCAATACAAAGATGATTGTCTAAATTTGTTTGAACGTGAGCTGTTATTGAATTATATTTTGCCCAAGTTCTTAACATTAAAAAACCCTCGTTTGTGTTACACATATTGATAGCATTTTCAATAATTTCTAATTTTTCACTTCTTTCTAATTTATTCCAGATTTTTGTTAATTGAATTGTCATGTTTTCTTTGTTTTAAATTGTTTGACAAATATACAACTAAATTTGAATAATACAACATTATGATGATATTTATAATAATTCTAAATTAGCTTAGTTTGTAAATTATATACTTATATGTTGTATATTTGTTGAAATATAAAAATAAATTATGGAAAAAATAGGATACGTTTATAAAAAAGATGGTAAATATAAAATTTACAATCATAAAAAAGCATTAATAAAGCACGATTCATTAATTAAAAAAGGATGGATTCACGATGCTACGATAGACGTTTTTATTTGGATTGAATATCAATTAAATTATAAAACATATGAAAAAAGTAATTAACACGCTCGAAAAGAGTATCGAACTCGCAAAAGAATTGAATGTCAATAGTTATACTATTGTGAAAGATGGATTTGTAATAAATGTAAAAATAAAATAAAAAATATGGGACTAAAAACAGAATTATTAGAATACGGTCAAGATATTATGAACGATTATGATGAAGAAGAAATTTATAATTGGTTTGAAATTCTTGAAGAAATAGAAGAAGAAGACTTGAGTGATGTATCATATTTATCTCAAAAACTATTACTAAGATTAATAGATAATGATGAATTATACCAAAAAGTAACAGATGCAAAGGAAGAATCTGATTTAGATTTTAGTGACCCTTTTGAGTAAATTTACACCCTAACCTTAGGCAAATAAAACCATAAAAATACAAATAAACACAATATAAAAAACAGGCTTGTATAGTCTGTTTTTTTTGTTTCCTTAGTCTTTGTTATCTCAATAGTTTTAGTGATTGTTTGCCTATTGTAAATCGTTTTTGTGAGTACGTTATGTTTAGTTTTATCTTTTGTAATTATAACGTTTCTATATTCCTTACCATTTAGAAACATTGATTTACTATTATCAAATGGTTTTATCGTGAATATATCATTTAATATAGTTTCTTGCTTTAAAACAACATCGTTATTAGTTGTGATAGTTCCTGATTCAAACGTACTTTTATTTAGTTTTACATCTCGAGTAGTTGAGCATGAAATAAATAAAAATATAATGATTAAGTATTTCATGAAAGATATTTTTTAAGTAATTCTTTTCGGTGTTCAATACCATTTAAACCACCGTTAATTTTTTTAGTTATTCCTATAATATCATTTTTATCGGCTAATTTATTTAATCCTTTTAAATTCCAAAACCATAACGCACTAATCATTGCGTTTGCTTCTTTTAATAATAAATCTGGATTATTTAAGCAATCTAAATTAGTGTCATTTGCTAATTTTAAATAGTTTTCTTTTCCTGTAATTTGAATAAATCCACGCCCTCTATATTTCCAACCGTCTCCGCTTGTTTCGTCTCCGTTACCCATACGATTGGCGTAAACTCGATTTGCTATTTTTTCTGGTTGTCTTGCGTATAAAGTCGCAGTTCCTAATTTATCTAAACTCCCGTCTTTCCTAAGTATGTCATCTGTAAAATATTTATTAAATGTTATAAGTAGTCCATCTCTTGAATAGTTCAAATTCTCACTAATTGGCTTTAATCCGCTTTCATGTTCAATTTGATCCATAAAATGTGCGGTTCTTAACCGAGTATTAAGTCCATATTTTTCGAATAAAGTTTTATATTTTGTTTGTAGGTTCATTTGTCTTATCTTCTATAAATTCATGATGCCATTTTTTGTAAAAATTCGCATTTTTTTTTTCTTGTAGCTCCTGTTCTAATATTTCACTTCTTATTTTAGAATCTCGTATATAAGTTCTTAATTTATAATAAGCAAAAAACACACCTATTAAAGTCAATAAAAACTGAACAAAATTAGTTGCATTTGATAAATAAAACTCCCCAAATGTAAGCTTTTTTACAACGTCAATTAACGTGAATGAGTATAAACAATAGAAGCTATAATTTAGCGTGTTGAATAGATATTTTATTAAATGCATAATCAAAAATTTGGGAAACAATTATTAACAAATATAACGAAAAATAAATTTGTTCGTTTAATAATTCGTATATGCTATTTAAAAATATAATTGCAATTATACATCTTATAAGATACACATTATTTTTTTCAGGGCAAAAGAAATAATGTAATAAAGCAATAGCACACATGAAAGTGTCAATTAAATCAAACGTAAAATAGTTTTCATTATAAAATTGAATGTCTTTTAAAAACAAAAAACAAAATACCCAATTACCCACTATTATAATAGGCAAGTAATTGAGTATTTTACTAAAAATTTTCATTATGTTTTTTTAGGTTTTGGTAAACCTACATTGTCTACTTCAGCAAATGTATTAGGTGTATTGGGTTTATTTTTATCCGAAGCTAAATAACCAATCAATACCACTCCAATAGCTAAAAGCAATTGATTTCCTGATTTATCTGTAAATGCACCCGCATTATAAGCTTGAATTAGTGAGTCAATCAATAAAGGTAATCCAGCAACCAATCCTGCTAAAGTTGTTTTGTAATTTTTCATATTTAATTTATTTTAAAGTTAGTTATTTATTTTTACGGATGAAATAAATGCAGTATCCGTAGCACCTGCTAAAGAAATAGATATAATTATATAATTATCATTTGTAGTCGTAAAAGAAGTATTTCCTACTGAATTTGAAGCTGAAATTATATCAGATATTAAAGAAGTAGAAAAGCTATTAGCATATAATAAATTACTTCTTAAAGTAAATTGTCTCGACATTTTTGTAGTTAAATTTCCAGCTACCGTTGTGAAAGTTGCTATCTGAGTAGCTCCAGTCAACGTATCAGATGTGTTTTTCCAAATTTTATAAGTACCCGTTCCAACTGCACCTACTTTGTTAACTTCAAAAACTACATTTAATATGTCATTTACATTTAAAGTTTTTGCTTTTATTAAATAACTTTTTACTTTTGTATCAGTTGCAACGCCTGTAATTGTGCTACTTACGACCGTATCTTTTATTAAAATCGGTTCATAAAAAGGAGTAACATATCCACTTGACAATCCTGAAAAAACATAAGAACTTAAATCTGAGAATGTGAAAGCACCATATGTTATTGTTCCAAAAGTTACTGCTTTTTTAATTGAATTATCTACGTATAAAACTGAAGTATCTGCTGTAATACCATCCGACAAGTAAGTAGGCTTGTGAAAAGATAATAAATCATCTTTCGATTTACATCCATACAACCACATCTTAGTTCCTGATTCCCCTGCAATTGTTCCACATCCAAAATCACCCCAGTCTGCAAAATTAACACCTGAGCTTGTAGGGTTCGATGCAACATCGCTAAATCCTAAAGAATCGAACGCTTCAACTCCTATATTTAAAGAAAATGCTCCATAAACATCTATAACGTTAGGTCCTATATTTCTAAAATACTTGCCATTTATACGAATAATTGTGTGCTTAGTATGTGCCGAACTTCCATTATGAAATGAAGTGACTGTCTGTTTATATCCGTTATCAAAACTTTGGCAGTTTACCTCGATATTTTTTGACAAAGTGTAAATACTACCTTGCGAATAATTGAACCCATCAGAGCCATTTCTATACGCATTGCAATTGTTTAACCATGTAACTCCTTGATTATCTGTTGTGCCAAATCCATTCTGGCTTGAATAAAGATACTCGCAATTTTCAGCTAAATAATTAGCATCTGAGTCAGAAGTTGCTGTTGTAATACCTCTATGTCGATAAGCATATAAACCGCCAATATAAGATAAGCCCTCATTATATACATACCCGCCATCTTTTTGAATACGATTGTCAGACGAATTTTTCAGTATAAATACGTTAGCATCAGGAACACGCCCATCTTTTAAATTTAAATATAAAGTTTCAGTTCCTGTATTAATCCAATAACTGTTAGGAGTTGAATTTACAATTGCTAAAGACGCCACCTCGTCAAGATTGGTTTTAAAACCGTTTGAATTTTCAAAATTAAAATCAACAACATTTATTGCTGTAATTCCAGCTACTAATGTACTGTAAGTAGTACCTGTATCGAGTGTAAAAATTGGTGAAAGTAAATTATTTAAAATATATGTTTTATCTAAACCTTTTTTAATTATAAAAATATCTTCTACTCCAGAAGTTCCACTTATCAATCCAAATCCATCTGATTGAATTATGTCGCCACCCCTTGTATATATTAGCCTTGCGCCAGCTGTATTTATTGCATAAATTATTGTTTTAAAAGCCGTAGATTCTGTTAAGCCATCGTTAGAATTAGAACCATTTTGATAGTCAACATAGTAGGCTTGCATTTTACTAACCTTATCCGAAATCAAATCAAAAGGTTTCTTATCTACATTAAAAATTCCATTTTGTTCAAAAATAGAAAAAGGTCTAAATGTAAAATCTGAAGGATATTTAAAGTTTAATTTTAAATTATCAAATATATCATCCGTAGTAGCTAAAGTGTAATCTCCAGCTACTGTTTTTGCAGGGAAGTTTAAAGTAGTTATTACAGTAGGAACGTCTATTTTTATAGATGTTTTATTTACATCAATTTCATTTTCTCTATCTATTGATAGAATGCCATTGTCTATATAAAAACCAGTTCTTGAATTGACAGAAGATTTTCCCTGACTCAATGCTATATATGTCGGAGCTATTTCTAAATTTGAGAAATTATCCCCAGATATAACGGAAGCATCGGAGCCAACGTCTAATACCTTTTGTAAATCAATTGTATTAACCGCATCAACCGTTGGGTATTTAGTTCCTGTGCCATCAATAGCAAGTGAGTTTTGTTTGTTTGCTATATTTTCTTTACTTGCTCCAGAATCTACTTTATCTTTACGTATCTTTTTGCTCGTACCTTGTGCGCTTTCTGTCGTATCAGAAACATCAACTATATACAAAAAGTCACCATCTGCTGGCGTAGTTAATTCGGTTAAATCTGTTAATTTTTTATTTGCCATTTTTTAATTTAATAAGAAATTACTATCTTGTAATAAAAATCTATCGTTATTTTGATATAAGAAAAAGAAAGGTTCATCCGTTCCCATGTCTATAAATCCAGCACTATTTAAGTCGCTTATAAAATAAGCACTATCTTCTTCTTTGCCTTGAAAATCTATTTTAATACCGTTTAAATCGCTTTTTCCTGAACCTGTTGTATAAGTTACATTACCTGAATTTAAACCATTATATAGACCGAAAATTCTATACTTTCCGTTGTTATCCTTAAACAATAACCTGAACTCTAAAGAACTCAATTCGTTAATATCTTTTGTACTTGAAGTGGGAAAAGTCAATGAAATACTTTGATTGTAAAATTTACCGCCCTCATTTATTTCCATTGTTTCCGTTGGTGTTGGATTTTGAACGCTGTTAAATTCGTATATAAATGTTTCAGGAAAAGAAACCAAATAATTTCCATCAGTAACTATTTGACTTCTATTATATTTTTTAAATTTTAATAGCCAAATATTACTTACACCCGAACTGCCATCCTTACATTTACGATTAAATCCGTTTATAATTTCCATCCTGCGGTAAGATTTATTCCTTTAATAGCATTTACTTCATCTTGGTAACATTTATATTCTGGTAAGTAATTTTTACAAATCCACTTATTAAATCTAATCACATACATTTGAGCCATATTTTTATATTTACCAGCCAAAAATTGCACTTCTTGTTTGTCTACAACCTCTATTTTATCGCCTGTATGCTTATAAATTCCTGCGTTATCCACCATATAAGATGCAATCTCTATATACTGAGCTACTGATTCGTTTTTAGTAATTGGCTTAATAAAATCGTTGTATAATTCCAAGTACAAACCACTTAAGGTGTCGGATATTATATCAGCAACTATCTTATCATATAATTGACTACCAAGCAACGGTTCAATAGTTGTTAATTGTACATTTGCTATACAAAAAACAAATTTATCCGTGTCTGTATTTCCACTTAAAATAGTAGATTTTGTCATTTCTTGTGCGGTTATGAATAATAATTCTGCCATATAATTAAATGTCGTGAGGTGCAATTCCAGCTACCCCTGATGCTCTACTTTCTTTTGGTTCGTTTTTTGGATTTTTAACATCAATCTTTACTCCTATTTTTCTATATGTTAATTTTTCCCAATAATGTTTGCAAGTTCCACCTGTAAATTCAGCACTCAACAAACCTCCTCCTTTATATTTCCAAATAGAATATGGCTTATTTGGTGTTGGGTGCATTCCAAATCCTGGATTTACATTTTTTTCACCCATCAACTCAATATCTTCTCGCCTGTAAATCTTATTTCTTTTCATCATTTCTTTGCAAAAACCCCTTTCTGGATTTGCATTTCCAGCATAACGATAACGATAAATGTAATAGTCTGTGTCCCATTTTGATTTTGCATTAGGAATAGCGTTTCCACTACTTACTGATGCTAATTCGAGTCTTTCTTCTTCTTCATAATCTACTGGTTTAGACTCTATTAATTCATAGTTTTCCAAATCTTCATCCTCACCGTATTCGTCTAACTCAAACTTTTTTTTTTCGTCATGTGAGTGCATTTGTACTGCTTTTTGTTCGGTTAACGGTACAAAATATAAGTCTAAATTGATGTTATAAAATGTTAGGATTTCTTCTAATGCTTCGGTTATGTATCTTTGTTTTGGCTGTATCACACGTTTCATTAATTGTGCTTCCGCTTCATCTAATTCGTTAGCATTGTTGCCTAATCCACCCTCTGACATAATACCAAATAATTTAGGACTTACAACCTTATGCCCTGTCATTATTTGCTGTCTGCTTTCACCTGTTAGATATTCCCATTGTTTATGTTGAGCATCATTTACAGGAAAAGGTATTACGGTAATCTCAGCATCTCGACCGTTAAAGCTAATCACAAAGTTCATAGCATTAGGTGAGCCTGTTAATTTAGCTTTTATTTTATTTTCTAAGTCATCTTTTTCCTCAGGCGAATAAGTTCCACCGTCTGGAATGTTTATAATATATCCAGCACTTAACCCTTTTTTAATTGAATTAATATAAAAGTTAGCCAGTTCCTCCTCCATTTCAGCATAAGGCAAAGCACTTAAATAGTCAGGGTCTGAAAAGTAGTTTTTACCAGCTTTATAGGGTTTTATACAATAAATCTCTATATCTTCTTTTGAAGTTCCAAAAGCAGGATAATAAGTTGGTGTGTATTTTTGTGGATTGCTCCAATCCTTAGAATGCCAATACCCCTCGATTGCACCATCTTCATTCTCTATGCAAGGTACTATCTGTTGTTTAGGGATGTGATATATAGCTCCTAAACTTTTTTTGTCTTTTGATTTTATTACTTGAATCGATGCCTCTCCGAATAACTCAAAATCAGAAATAATTTTGCGCAATTCTTTTGAGCTAAAAAGAGAAACAAAGTTTATCCAAGCACTTGTATTTACATTTTTAGAACGCAAACCGCTACCATAAATCAAATTACAATAAGAATCTATAATAGCCGAATTAGTAGGTGAACCGTTAAACCTATCAATAACATATTGATAAAATGAATTTTGTTTACCGTTTAAAACCCAATTTTTAGATTTGTTTTCTTCTAATTTAGGTCTTACGTAGTTGCTTAGTTGCAATAATCTTATATCGTTACTCATAGAAGTATAGGTCGTTTGTTGCTTTGAAATCTTGTGTTATCTGAGAAGTTGCAAAAATCTTATCTCTGTAAATTATACCGTTTGCATCTGTTATTTTAACCTGATATTTATCATTTTCCAAAAAATTAAAATCAAAAGTTAATGTCATTATTCCGTTTTGTGTAACGTAAATAGGAGTAAATGTGGTTTCTACTTGCGTTAATTCGTTATACAAAAACAAATCGATTTCCCCATCAGCATAATAGCGTGGAATAATTGCGATTAAATGCGTTGTATCGTTTGGGTCAACTTTCTTCATATATTAAAAACAAAAAAACCGCTTTTTTGTTACGAAAAGCGGTTAATTTAAAATAAAAAATAAAAAAGAATTAAACCAAAGCTAAAAATGCTGTAACAGTTGTAGCGTCTAATTTAGGGGATAACGAACCTGTTGTAGAAACACCCGTAAGAGTGTAACCGTTTAAGTCTGCCTTTGCTCCACCAGTTGACTGTGCAACTGTAAAATCTATACCGTCATCGATTCCGATAGCGTGAAAAATACCGTTTCTATCTTTTACAACCGCCATAGGGAAACCGTAAGCTAAAATGTTCATTTGAGCCGAAGTAACTGCGTCAATTTTCTTAAGTACAAAAGTACTTGTTTGTGTGTTAACTGTCGTACCATTATTTCTGTCTGGTACTAAAGACTCAGCAACATTATTTCCATCTCCTTCAAGTTCATACTCAAAGACTGTTGTAAGGAGTGGATTGATTGCAGTTGCAACCCCTGCCAATACCGTAAAAGGATTTTCGACAAAGTTAAAAAGATATAGTTTCCCAATACCCCCTAAACCTTGCTTACACGCCTTTTCTCTACCTGCTGTAATATCACAAGTCATATAATTATTTGTTTAAATTAAGGGCGATAACTAAACCGCCCTTGTTACTTATTTAACTATGCAATAGGTCTTGCCCAAACAATCTCAGCACCGTTGTAGTAACCTACTCCAGCATTGTAAACCATAGTTCCGATAATTTTGCCGTTTAGTAAAGTATCGTCTTGGTCAATCATTCTTACCTCATTATGATCAGCTAACAATCCAGTTGCAAAGATTAAGTTTTTAGGCTCAGCAATAACGATTGTATTAGCTGGTAATCCGTTAACTTCTTCAATCATGTATTTACCAAACTTCAAAGTTGTATTTGCATCGCCACCCAATCCGTTAGAAATTCCTTTTGAAATCAACCAAAAATTATAGTATTGTGCGATGTCTGGAGAAACACCAACTTTTAAACCTTTTCTTCTTGTGTCGATAGGCACAGAGTTAATAGCAAGTTTAATCTGAGCTTCAACGTTAGCCTCAGTAACCGTGTCTAAATCAACATCGATAACAGTTGCATCAGCTAAAAACTGTTTCAAGAAACCATCAAACTCGTCTGCGTTTGTAGCGTCGCCGTTCCAAATATTGTCGTCTAATTCCTCAGCAGTTTGAGCCAATTTTTCAACAAGGATTGCGTCCATTACATCTTTAGGCGCACTATCATTATGAGCGCTTGCACCCATAGAATCTTCACTCCATTGCGCTCTGAAATCTTCTTTACAAACTTCAAAGTCATCTTTGAATTTCTTAGGTTCTAAAACTTTTTCGCTTAGTGTAATAGCTCCAGCAGGAACGTGTCCACAAGTGTATTCTCTTTTACCACCTGTTAGGGCAATTTTTCTAAGATTAAGTTTATAATTTACGTTTGGAAATACAGTTACAAATCCTTTTACAATTGTATCCGCTTCCTTAAATGCTTGTCCTACTATCTCGCCTGCTTCTTTGCCTGCATAGTTAGATGTTACTGTTGTAGTTGTAGCCATATTTTAGTTTTTGTTTTTATTGATTGTATTAAAAATTCTCTCTTTTGCACTCATTTTAGAAAAGTCAATTTGTACAGGCGTACCATTAATTGGTTTGCTTGCTGGTTGTTTTGACAATTCAGTTATTTGCTCTTTTAATTCTGAAATTGTTTTTTCTTGCGCTGTATATTTAATCAAAATAGATTTAATTGCGCTTTCAATTTCACTTGCTATTTTAGCATCGTTAGACACTTTGCCATCTTCATTTCCTAAATCTTGTGCAGGCGCAGGCTCTCCTGCTGGTTCGCTTGCTGGTTTAATTTCTTCAACTATACCCTCAGTTACTACAACTAAGATAGTACCATCTTCAAGAGGGTGTTCACCTACTGGTACAGGAACTTTCGTCCCATCTTCGGCAGTTACCCAGCATGATTTTCCTGCCTCTAAAACCTCTCCCTCGAATTCAATCTTAACGCTTCCATCCATAAGCATAACTTCACCTAACTTTATTTCGGTTTTTGCAGGATTGAAAGCAAGTAAAATCTTTTCAAGTAAAGAGTTTGTTTTTGCTTGTTCACTCATATTTATATTTGTTTTTAAATTTACTTCTTCTAACGACAGCATCGCATCAATTGAAAATCCTTGCACTTTGCCTGTCTTTACATAATCATTCCATACTTCCTCACTGTCAACTTTCATAACAGCAACCCATGAACCTTTAGGATAACTAAAACCAAAATTATTGCTTTTATCATTTGTAGGGTTTTCAACTATCCAACTTTCAGTAAACGTAACACCTTGAATATTCTGTTTAACATCATGTTCGATAGTGCTATTTGAATGACTGTTATTTTTAAAGAAACCGTATGATAATTCTTTTATAGTTTCCTCATTAAAAACTATATTAAATTCCTCACCGTTTTGATTCCGATAAATAGGTTTATTAGGTTCTAAAACCAAACCCATTAAAATCTTTTGTTCCTCGTCTACGGTCTTAAATTGTATCTTCTCGTCCTTAGATAAAGCAATAAACAAACCCTCCATAGCTGGATTTTCAACTAAAGAAATACCATAAACTCCTTTATTTGTAAGTGGATTATATTTAGCTTGGTAGGTTTTCATATTATTGAAATGTGCTTGGGTCTTTAAAACCTGCTATTGTTGACCAAATTTCTTTTGCTACTGTTGCATTCTGATTTAAAGCATCGTAACCCTTTATTTGACTTGGTGAAATTCCCAATTCTTTTGCTTGTAATTGAACTTTATTAGCAAGTGCTTTGCTATCAGCTTCTACATTACCAACTGAATTATATGTGCTAATCATTTTTTTATAAGGAACATCCGCCTTTGTTAAATAATCCTGATATGCTTTCCAAGAAACATCCGCATTTTTTAAAATAGTCACTGAATTACTATTCATTTTGGCAATATCATCAATCAAAGCAAGTTCGATTTTTTGATTACTTTCAAACGCTAATTTTATTTCTTCTACTTTCATATTTTTTTGTTATTTATAATTAAACTAAATTATGTTACTATTGTTATATTTTTGCTAACCAAGTGATGCTTCACTCACTATATTCCTATCTAAACTTTGCGAAGTGCTTACATCTGAGCTTACGACATATGCTTTAATCGGTGCTACTTGTTGAGATAATCCTTGTGCTATTTGATTTGTTCCTGTTCCTTGTACTAAATTGAAAGATGGTGCGCTAACTGACGGCGCACTTACTCCACTCGATTGACCACCGCCACCACTTCCAGATTCATTAGTAGCTAATATATTCTTAACATTTGCAAATCCTGACGCTCCAATAACGGATGCGTTTGCTATTCTTAAAGCCATTCCAAAAGGCTCTGGCACTGTTGATGGTGCGCTAAATGCGTTTGTAATACCTTGATAAGTTGACATAGTGGCTTGTGCTACTGCCACTCCTTTTGCTAACTTACTACCTTTTTTTGCAAAGGTTCCTATTAAAGAAAGTGTTTGGTTTGCTATGTCTAATTTTGCATCCTTAACCTGATTTTCTAAGTTTATTTTTTCTTCTGCAAGTCTTTTTTCTTCATCGCTTTCGTTTATTATCCTTGCTATTCTATTTGCCGATTCAGCATCTTCTCTCTCTGTTTTTTCTTCTGCTTTTTTAATGCTAAATTCCTCAACATCTAACTGAGCCTGTTTAATTTCCTCGTCTAATGCAATAGCTTTTTCAGCATCTAATTTTATCTTTTCTTCTTTTCGTTTATCTTCGTCCTCTTGCGCTTTTTTCGCGTCCTCTGATGCTTTTAATCTGTCTGCTTTTTGTTTTTCAGTTCTTGTTTTATTTGCTTCATCTTCTTTATCTTGTGCGTCTTTTCTAACCTTTTCTAAATCTTCATTACGCATTTTGTCAATAGCTAATAATTCACGATTCAAACGTTCAGCAAGTTTCTTTTGATTTGCGCCCTCCTCTTTTATAGCTTCATTATACGCATTCTTTGCATCTATCTTAGCCTTTGTATATTTATTAACTAAATCGCCCTCCTCAGCCATGAACTTTTTATTCATAGCTAAAGATTTATCCGCTTGCTCTGTTAAACTTGCTAAGGCTCTTTCCGCTTCACTTGTAACCCCTATAAAATCAGTAAATCCGTTTACTAAATTTTCTACAAAATCCCCAACTTTTGCAAGTCCCGGAACAACATTCAAAACTGCTTGTTTAACTTTATCAAAGTTTGCAATTAACAAACCTAAACCCACAACCAAAGCACCTATACCAGTAGATACCAAAGCAATTCTAAACAACTTCATTGCGCCTGTCGAAGTACCTACAACGGTACTATAAATCGCTTGCTGTATTGACGCTAACTTTTGACTTTTAGTAAATAAAACAGACGCTTCAACTGCATCCTTTACAGTCATAGCAAGTCCACCTGTTGCATCGTTAAGCAATCCCATTGCACCACCATTATCTAAGACAGCATTTGAACTGTCTCCCATAGATTTAGCAACACCATCGTTTGTTTTAGAAACTTTATTAAGCGAACTATTCAGCTCATCAACTTGTTTATTAACCTTGTCGATTCCAGTTTCCTTAACTACAATGTTTATTTGTTTCTCGATAGCCATATGCGTTTTATTTTTTTAAATGTATTATCCAAACTATTTTTTCCTTTCGCTATCTCGGTATATTGACCAGCCCCGTAAAATGGATTAGATTGTAGTAATGTTATTATCTCAGCTATCATTTTCCTTTTCCTATTCTGGTTACACATAAATATCTGTTTTTGATGGTCATCCCTACAATCGGGTTAACATATAGTAAACCTCCATTACTAAGGAATGAAGCTCCTACTGGTAATATCCAACTTGCAGAAAAGTAATCATCTAAACCAGCGCCTTTCACGATCGGTTGGCTAACTGACCTGTAATTAACGCCACCAACTTTTAAAAATACGGATAAAGATAAGTTTGTACCTACAGGAACTACTCCCGTAAATGAAAAATCAACTCCTATAATGTCGTTAAGTGCTACGGGTGTTATTTTAGCACTTGAATCCATTAGGGTTAAACCTCCATTTTCTTCGGGAGTTGCTGAGAATGAAATTAAGTTATCAGTCAAAGCAGTAAGTGCTTGTGTATTTGTCGTGTCTGAAATACTTTGAAATCCAGTAGCTCTATAAAGCTCGTCGAAGTTATCATTTGTTTTATCGAATGCAACTCTTAAAACGTCACCCGTTCCGTCGCCTGCCGTTGTTCCTATTCCTATTATTTGTTTAGCCATTGTCTGCTGTTGTTATGTTGTTATCCGCTGTTATTATATTATTGTCTGCTGTTACTATTCGTGGTGCTTGTTGGCAAAATATATCTATTACTTGTAATGTCGTTGTATTAGTAATTGATACATTTGTCGAACGTGTTGCACCTGTATTGTTTTCCTCAAATGCAAAGTAAACGTTATCGCCTGAGCTTGTTAAAGACAGCCATGTTCCTGACTCTATTATATAACTATATCCACCTAAATTTGTTATTGTTACCGTTTGTGTTTGTGCTCTGTAATCAGCATATAACACGTTTACATCAGCATTAAATCCATTGATTGTATTATCAAAAGAGTTAATTAAATTTAAAGATACTTCACCGCTTAAAAGATTAATATTGTAATTATCAATTCTATAATAGTCATGTTTAATCTGTAAAACATCATTCAATTTTAATTGTGTTAATATTCTTAACGGTAAAATCGCTTTATATTTAAAATTCCTACGCTTAATATTAAATACTGAGTCTACATAGTCTTTATGATAGTTTTTATATAAGGTATTCTCAGATGCTATACCGTTCCATTCATTATTTTCTATACCAAAAACTAAGTTATATTGTGGATTAATAAAGTCAATTGAATGACTCGCTATGTTTACACTGCCATTAATTAACTCTTTTCCTCCTATATCATTTATAAATCCTAAAGTTTTCGTCCCTACTGCTGTCGATACGTTATAAAACAAATGTACTTTAGGATTAACAGGTGTAATTGTTTCGTCAAATATCCCTCCATACATTATATTTGTATTGATATTATCTTTTAAATCAATTAAACGCTCATAAACAATTTGCTCAAAAGGTAATTCATACGATAAACTTTCGCCATCTAAAGGTTTACCTGTTGCCGTACCATCATCCGTTAATATCGTTTCCTCATCGCCATAAGATAAACCAGTATTTATTTTAAATTGTTTGTTTAATATAGTGATAGGCTCTTGAAACTTAAATTTAATTTCATTCAATAACGAACCCCTTTCGATATCTATTGAATTATCATTTATGTATTTTGAAACATTCCATATTGAACCTTTAGAATAAAAACTTTTTAAAGTATCAACATAGATATTATCGTATTCGTCAGCTATAACCACCAATTTAAACATCTTAAATAATCCGTTTAAGAAGTCAATTATCTTTATCTTAGGTAAGTTATTAATTACCTGTAACTGTCCCGTAATTGTTTGCTGTGGGAATGTAGCAGACATACGATAGCTTTCGTATCTAAATTCAATCGTTAACTTACTTGTAAATTTAAACTCTTGGTTTGCTGAAATATACCAAGAATGTTTTTGTCCTGTGTTTCTTTCTATATCAAAATAAAATACATCTGTCCCCGTACTTTGACTAAAACCACCTGCTAAATTACCATCGATTGTATGCTCAATATTATACTTTACATTTTCATATCCTGAGGACGGCACTATATCGATAAGAGAATATATTCTTTTTCCTCCAGCTACAAAAGTATCTTCTACAATATCAACGACACCAGCTCTGCCGTCAATATCGCCAGTATTAGTGAAGTCCATTCTGACTTTGTTATTTTGTGTATTGACTAAGTTAGAATCATTATTAAGCCAAATAAATAACTCTGTAAAATCAGTACGCCCGAAAAAGTCACGTGAAAAAGTTACCCCGTATTTTGTTTCGATGGCTTCAATAATATTCAATACTCTTAAAGCAGGTCGCAACTCATTCCAATTTAAACCCGTATTCGCACTTAAAGGCAAATAAGATATATTAGCTAACTTATCTGTATTCGTCCCCTCTTGTGATGAATCGTAATACAATTGCTTTTTAACGAATAACGGATAAATTAAATTGCCAGAAAACAAACTTGAAGTCAAGCCTGTTTTTACATTTGCAGGATTGAAAGTGTGCTGAAATTCTGAAAAGTCTAAAGAACTTAACTCATCATTTTTCAAAGTGTCTTTTAATGAAACTAAATTGCCCCAAAAAGTAAGCGTATAGGCATATGGTCTCCCTTGCTTAACACTAACTTTGTCTAACCTAAATTTACCGTACTTAAAAGGTATGCCATCCAACTCTATACGCCCATCTTGTTTAACTCTTGCGTCAAATGAATTATCTATATTAGCATCGTAATAATGTTTAAATATACGATTGTTTTTATTAGTGGCAGGAACGGTAAAGGAGCGTGAATAATCAGTAGTATTTTTTGTGATATCGTTGATGTTGGCAATAGAGCTGTTTATCTCTATACTTTCATCTTTGAACCTATCTAAGTCCTCGTTACCTATGTATAATTTTACAACCATTTATATATTGTTAACATCGTTAAACGCATATTCAAACTCCATTTCGTAATTTATCAAACGGTCTTTTTGTCGTGTCT